GTCTGGAAGGCTAGGCCCCAAGAGATGCGACGCCCCCTACCCCGCCCGCCGGCGCCTGCCACTTGTATGTCACAACATCACCCTCGACGGACCTGGCGGGATGTTCGTGTGTCCTGAACACAACGGCGCTGCAGATGACCAGCTCATACGTGACCTTGCCCGCCTTCTGTCTGAGATACCTGGCGCCAGTCTGTTCGTCGATGTCTTCACCATCAGGTAGCACCTCAGTGATAGCCGACAACTCGACAACCTTGTCTCGCACAGGGCCATCGTAGACCACGCCATCGACGTCCACCCCGACCCAGGCAGTGGCTTGGTTGTACTTAATGGTCACGTTCTTTGCTGTCACGTTGTCACTCCCCAGCTGCAGTACGTTTGCTGTGGCACGCATGGCACAGCGCCATCAGGTTCGACTCCTCATCCTGTCCACCGTCTCGCTTGGCTACGATGTGGTGCACGTCGGTGGCTGCCGTGACCACGTTCCGCTTGGCGCAATCCTCACACAGTGGGTGCTGGCTCAGTACTCGCTGGCGCAGCTGCTGCCACCTTCCGCCATACCCACGAGCTGCAGCTGTGCCTCGCTGTGCGTCGTGCTGCTGGTCTGCCTGCCGGCGCCGTGGTCCGCATACGCTGCACGTGCCATCACGCACTTGGCCCGGGCAGCCAGGCTTCCTGCAGGTGCTGGCAGGCCTTCTCGTCATACTCGCTCTATATCCCTGTTGGGTGCGTCCAGTCCGACCAGCCCACCTGGTCATGCGGACCGACGGGCAGGGTGATGGGATACTCGACGAGCGGCAGGTCATTAGGATAGGCGACGTGCGCCAGCCACTTGACGTCCTCTTTCTTGTCCTGGCCCCACCAACCCATCTGGTTGTAATCCTTGGCAAGGCGCCGCATGAACTGGACTGCACGCAGGATAGCGCGGTCCTGGATCTCAAAAGCAGGGTAACCCTGCCGATGCAGGATGAGCGCCGCCCATATGGCGCCGTTCAGGCTCACCCATGGGTAAAGCGAGTTGCGTGCGTCATACGACAGCGATGGCTTGGGACTTGGATTGCTGCGCCCCATGTCGACGTTCGCCCCGTCGATGTTCAACCCGTTTTTGACGGCGCCCTTGGGCTGGATGCCAACACGGCCAGTAGTGGACAGGTCCATCTGCCAAGGGTCGCCGAACTGGTTAGGCTTCAAGATGAACGGCGACGTCTTGTCGCCACAGTACCGCCGGAAGGCGTCCCAGTTGTCTCGCAGCCAATCGGCATCACGCAGGTACACAGCCATAGCCGTCGAGCATAGCCCCACCTGACACGAGGCATTAGTCCCTGTCTCCCAGGCTCGCTCCCTCAATGTCATGGGTTTGCCCGTGTTGTCATGCGGAATCAGGCGGGTGCGGAACCCAGCGAGCCACTCGAAGATCGGGCCAGAACGAATGTTCAAGGTGTCGGCAGCGATGATGTAGGCTGCCAGCGAGCGGCCCACATCCATCCAGTCGCCACCCGCTTCCGTACCGATGGCGTTCTCCAGGCAGGCGTGCCCCTTAGCAATCATCGCAGGATCGTCCAAGCGCACGCCATCCAGGGTAACGCTTAGAGTTCCAACGTCGTGCTGCATGTGCATGTCGGAGAGTTTGGCGCCTGTAATGGTCTGCTTTTGAGCCGAAGAATGCAGAGCGTCGTAGGCGGCGCCTTCTGTTTTCAGAGCCATCAGTTCTGCACGATCCAGGATGACCCCGCGCGTGATAGTGCCAGGTGTTGGCGGGTCCACTGGCGGTGGTGGCGGTGGCGGGTCAACCGGCGGCGGTGGCGGTGGGTCGACTGGCGGTGGCGCAGTCGTCACGAGCTGGAGCGTCACGCCGACGCCGGCGATAACGACCCGCCCATTCTCTTCGGTTACTTGAAGCTGTACGTTCATTGTTGTCACCTCTTTATGTCGTGGGATAAAGGTACGTGCCGCCCTCTGCGCGTCGGCCGCCCTACGTGCCAGCAGCCACAAAACGAGCAGTGATAGGCCCGGTACAACACACGGAACTGGAACATCAGGTGGTCGGCGTGGCGCTGCGCCTCGCTGAATGAACTATGTCGCTGCTTATGGCCGCAGGCCTTGCGCCGGCGTCGTCGTCGACTACTCACTGCACTGTGTTACACATCCAGATAAACAGCACGGCGAGGCCGCCTAGCAGCAGGAGTAGCGGCAGCAGACATACGAGCGCAGCTGCACTCATCTACTTGCTCCGATTGACTCGTCTGCTCTTAGCCGCCATCTTGCGCCTGGCCTTCGGCTGGCCATGGCCCTTGTTGGTGGTGTAGCCGGCACGCTTGTGCGTCTTAGGCCTGGCGGCCGCCGCCTCTTCCACAGGTAGTTCGTCCAGCGTTTGCTCCGGAGCAGTCTCGCCGGCCGCCTCAACCACGTCACTGCTGATCATGCTTTACCTCCCTGGCTGCCGGCAGCTCGCTGGTCTGGTCTTCCATCAGGTTGACCGCACCTTCAAACTCGCCGTCGACGTTGGCAATAAAGGCGATAATGACCGTGCCGACCTTACCCATGCCCGCCTCGAGTCCGAAAGAAGTGACGTTTCGGATCTCCAGGCCATCGATCCAGATCTTGTTATCTGGATCCGGATAAGGCTTCAGCCGCACCTTGACGTTGTGCTTCTCTCTCACATGTCCTCCGTTTCCCGGGAAACGCTTCACCTCATGGGAGGTAGTGCGGCAGCGTCAGCGTCGCTGCCAACATTGCTACCGTGACAATCAGCATCATCAGTAGCCCGACCGTATTCAGCCGGCGGCCGCCCTCGAGCGCCTGCAGCCGCTTGGTGTGCTCATCCTTCCAGGCCTGGTCCGCCGCCATGTACTGCTCGACCTGCTGGGACAGCTTGTCGATCCGATAGATCAGCCCTGGTTTGCCTGTGAGGTCGCCGGTGAGTGAACGTACCAGGTCCTGGACCTGGCGAGATAGCTCTTGTTCAGACACGTTCTGTTGTTGCGCCTGGCGTAACCCTGTGCCGGCCGGGAACCAACGGTATTGCACGCTGCCGTTGCCTGATGCTCGTTCGCATGCGTCCTGCAGGTCGCCGTCAGCGGCCAGCGCCCGTGCCAGGTAGACGCCTGTCGATCGAGCCAGGCGGCCGTCGACGCCGGCCGGGTCAATGGTGGCCACCACGTCGACGGTGGCGGCCTTCTGGATGGCCACCACATGTTCCGCACTGAAACAGCTGTTGAGGACCGCTTCCCAGCAGTGGGCGGCCGCCAACCACTGGCCCAGCTGCGCCGGCGTGATCACCTGGTCGGCGAGCTGGAAGCCTTCGGCGCCGCTATGGGCGATAATCCAGGCCAGGTCAAAAGGCCCATGGTCAAGCGCGTCCCCTAACGATTCCAAGGTCGCATCGTTACCCGCGACCAGGTAGACCGAATGCCCCACTGTTTGGAGGATGTTTAGGACATCTGTCGCCTCTCTGAGCGCCAGTGTCGGATCCTCCCCGTATGCCACGATCACAACACGCATACGGTTAGTGGATCAGCTTGTCCAGGCTGTCGGTAACAGAAGTAAAGGCGGCGGAATTGACGAGAGCCAGATAGAAGGCGCCCAACACAGCAAGCACGATCACGACACTGATAATCGTGCGCCCGCGCGACGAAAGCCCCGACCACCAGCCGGAGATGTATTCACGCATGTTGTACCTCGTGGGGATTCATAGACCTCGGAGAACGGACTTAGCCAAGCGCCGCCAGAGGTCGATGTTATGTCCATTGCGGCGGGCGCTGAGTCGATTATAGCACACATGTGCTGACAGGTGCCTTACAGATTATTTCGCGAATCCGAGAGAGCCGTAGACGCGACGAAGCTCCCTATTAAGGGAGCCTCGTCGCCGCCAACCGTCAATCCAACAAGCACAGGAGTGTATCGAACGGATGTACTATACCACAATAATCCTTGCGATCAACTGCAAGCAAACCGTCAACCTTACATGTAGACGCACTTGGACACATAACCTATAATGGCGAATACTCACGTATTACTCGCGCATGCCGCTGTGCGATCGGTGCCGAATGAGAGGCGCCGTCGGCCGTCAGAGGCAATAACCCATTAGCTTGCTTATGTAAAGAGTTAAAATTCGGGATCGGACCACGCCGAGTACCGCCACGCTCGAATTACGTCCTCTCCCGTATTCGCCCTTGGGCCAGCTACCACCGAAAGCATGCTGGCAATTCAGTTCCTTTTGGACTCAGTACATCTGAATATTTGTGCGTCGGCTTAGTTGAGGTCGTCGGCTGCCCTGGTAAATAACCTCGCAGCAGAGGACATTCCGATCATATCGTAGTCTTTGAGGCTTTCCGCCATGACACGAAGGGATTCGGCCATCTTGTTTAGTGCGTCTCGTTTCTCAGGCCATTTTGCGGCTAATTCATTAGCTTCAGCCTGCGTTTCACGCACCAACTTAGTGGTGGCGGCATTCCACTCGGCGTCGAGCATGAGCGATGGATCTTTGGCTAAGGTGGAGAATCGTTCCTGCATCGCCAGTAGCTTGGAACGCAGCGGCGCAACTGACACGGCGGCCGCAGCTGGGGCCGGCGAAGGTGATTGCCTAGGAGCACTGGAGTTAGCTACGACGGCCCAGAGGATAAGGGCAGCTGCAAGACCAGCAAGTAACGCGTAGACTTTCATTCGCGGACCTCCACCTGTGAAACGTGTCAATTTAGGGGCTTGACATGGAAGGCACTTCAGGCGTATGCTTATTTCGCCTATTTCACTGATTGCAGCAGGAGAGTCAAATGGCCGAGGTAAGCGCACCGCAGGCCGCCGAGATCCTCGGAACCTCACATCCTACAATCTTTCGCCGTGTCGACGATGGCACTCTGCCAGCTCGCAGGCAAGGCATGAAGAAAGAGATATGGATCGACGTAGAGGAACTTCGGCGCTTTGCTACAGAACATGGCTATCGATTCGACGAAGCCTTGGCTCAGCAGTACGCCAAGTGAGATAGGCGAGGCCGCTCCGGCCAGACGACCAATCAGAACGGAGCGGCCACTCCAAGGACCTTAACAATCTAATAGCTATATCAGATTGTCTCGGTTTTGCGCCTCGTGGGTGGCGCAATTTTCGCTGAGCAGTACCCGTACGGGGATTCGAACCCCGGTCGCAGCCTTGAAAGGGCTGAATCCCGAACGAGTGTTCTTGGACAAAGCCCACAGTAGGCTTTATCCAGGACTCAACGGACCCCGTATAACACGTTGAAGATCTTCGGTGTCCACGAGGTCGTACATATCACTAACAGATGCGCTGGCATGACCTACTTGCAGGCGCATCAAGTGATCGTAACCATCTCCCCGATAACGTCTTCTCCAGTCAGTAACCCACGCCCTTCTCAGATCGTGACAGCCCTGGATCTTACCCTCCAGGCCGGCACGCCGGATCGTTCTCTTGACTACTTTTGCGACTCCTTGTGCTGTTAGTCCGAAGAGCGGACCTTCCGCCGACGGTAACACTCCGATCGCATCCAGATAAGTTACCAAGTACGCACCGGCCGTCGCATCGAAGGCGACCTGTCTCTCACCAGTCTGGTTACGTTCAGTCCGCTTTCCGATCACGATCAAAGTACCTGAGCCATCGGCCGCCACAACAATCGATTCCAGTTGGATCGACGCACACTCGGCCCGCCGAATTCCGGTCTGAATCAGTAGGGCCAAGATGGCCTGATCTCGGACCGCATGCTGGGACTCCGCAGCCGCACCCAGCAAGGCAATCAACGAGTCCAGCTTCGCAGCTCTCCGCTTGCGTGGGCCGCCGTCGGGTTTCGGCACCCACTTCGAGAAGTCTGCTGCAAAGTAGTTCTTAGCCCAGGCCCACTTGAGGCACTGGCGCAGCCGGCGCAGGACATCGTTGCAGGTATGGTAGCTGAGTCGCTTCCCGCCGGCGGTGGTCGCAGTCTCCTGCAACCATCGCTTGAAATCAGCTAAAGCAGACTCGTCGAGTTCATGGTTGCGCCAGGAGCCGACGTCTCGCCACCACGTCACAAAGTATGCAGTCTTGTCCCGGTACCCGGCTACGGTGTACGCAGGCAGACGGGTTCCACAGTCGTCGAGCCAAAGGTCGACCAGCTGCGGAATGAATCGGCCATCAAGAGCATCACGCTCCGGTGACAGATTGATGGGGTGGATCACAATACCTCCAGTATTCTGTTTTGGGGTTAGCAGATAGTGCTGGAGATGGTCCGTAGCGGCACCGACCGTCTCCAGTCTATCACAAACGCAAATCACTGGAACACTGGATCACTGACATTTCCCTGCCAGGGCCGGATCACTAACTATCAAACAGTCGATTGATGCTATGGTGAATTCCTTCGATTGTCTTCATCCGGCCTTGGCAGGGCCGCCCAAGGACACCCTTGGACGGATCAGACATGCGGAGATAGCCCCTCTAAATGTTCAACGCAAGCCGCCACGGTGCTCGGAACACCGTGGCGGCCGATGGGGTGGATGCCCCAAAAGTTGAGTGACACCATGAGTGTACCACTAGAACCGACCCTTGTGAAGGACCTACCGCAACAACTGAATGAGAGAGATGCCCGAGGCCGTTTCGTCGCTGGCAACCACGCTGCCAGTGCCGGCGGCCGGGCCCGCGCAGCTGCGCTCACGCCGCGGCGGCGCAGGGCTATCGCCCGCAAGGGCTATCGTGTTATGGTTGCGCGCCATTTTGGCGGCGACAGCCAGGCGCAGCGCAAGTACTTGGCGCAGCTCGGCGTGTACAACTACGAAGTGATGTGTGGCACCTTCCTGCCGGGCTCGCCGCTGCGCAGCAATGCCAGCCATCCGGGCCCAATCCAGGACTGGCGCGCACGGCATTACACGCCCGGCCTGTTCACCGGTGCCCACCGCGACGTGGAGTTCATGGAGCACGTCCAGTCGGTCTATCACCCGTTCCACTGCCGCCACTGCGGCTGGGCGGGCAGCTGGGCGGGCAGCATATGCCCCGAGTGCGGAGGACAGAACTGAGGCAGGTATGACTATCGACCAAGCCCGCGCCGACTACAAGCTGATCGCCAGTGCGCTCAAGAGCGAGCGCAGCAAGCGCGACCGATTCCTCGCCGAACCACGTCGGTCTGAGGCAATCAAGGAAATGGACGACGCCCTCGCTGCACTGCAGCGCATGGGCCAGATCGTCGCCGCAGCTGCCGACGCCGGGCTGGTCGAAACCGTGTATGAGCAGGCGCCGCTCTTGGACCTGCCTAAGCAGAGTACCTACTGAGGATCTATGCCTACTATGGACATCTTAGCCGAGCTTAATCGGCTGGTCGCTGTAACGCCAGAGACTGCCCTGACGGCGCCCCCACTGCGGCGGCGCACACTCGTGGCTGCGGTCACGGAGATCCGCTCGCTGCGCGAACGTGTAGCGACGCTGGAACAGCAGTCCGCCGGCGCAGCGCCAGGCTCCGACCAGGCCGGCATTTCTCTCGGAGACTAACCATGACTACCACCACCCGTGATCCGCACCGTATCGTTTACCACTACGCCGACGGCGTAGCCGACATCCTGGGTCTGTCCACTGCGCAGCAGATTGCCATCCGGACCGCCATGCACCTGGCCCTGCGTGAGCAGGCCTCCGGCTATGAGGCGACGATGGCCGACCTGGCCACCAAGATCCAGGCGTTGACCACTGAACTGGCAGACACCTGGCAGCACGAGGCGCAGACGGAAGAGCAGGAAGTGAGCGCATTGACGCAGCTGCTGGTCACCGTCAAGACGAGCGAGGCGCCGGCCACCATCAGCGCCAACGGCACGCACGCCGTCGAGCACCGCCGGCCGCTGGTTGCCGAACCGCCGGTGGTCTCCTTCGTCGCCAGCGAGTCGATCTCCTTTGACGCCAAAGCGGCGCAGGAGGCAGCAGCGCAGCCGGACCCTACGCCGACGGCCAGCAGCCAGGAGCGCAAGCCGTTTGCCTTCCGCTGGCCCACGCTCGACGACAAGAGCCTGGAGATCGTGCAGCAGCTGGACGGCGGGAAAATCGCCTGGCGGACGCTCGAGCGCGAGGACAAGCGCATCATCGTGCTGGCGACCATCAGCGAGCTGCAGATGGACATGCCGCCCGGCCAGCAGCTGGGCCTCGTGGAGTTCGACCGCCGGCGGCCGAACTGGATGTCCGGGTTCAGCTCGATCACACAGTCACTGGGGCGGACATGGACGCAGCTGCTCGACGCCGCGACGCGCGTCTAACCGCCCGCCGCCAGGCCTGGCAGGTGATGTCTGCTGCCACCCGGCGCCGCCTCGTGCGCCAGGCCACCAAGGATTTTGCACGCTGGGCTAAGCGTCGCCGCCAGAACAGCCGGAGCCTAGAAAGAGTCGCCGTATGATGATCGAAGTCGTGGAAGAGATAAACCAATCCGAACTGCCAGCGTCGACGAAGGCGAACGCCCTGGCACTGCTATCGCTGGCCCATCACGACAACGGGCACTGCACGATCTCGTGGCAGAACCTGGCGCGCGTGTTCGGCCACATCTCGGTAGCACGCAGCCGACGGCACCTTGGCATGATGCAGGCGATCGGATTGATCCACTATTCCAGCAACGGCGACGAGCTCATCTACATCAACTTTAAGGCATGGTCGCGCGTGGACGCGCGAAAAACGACCACTGAGTGGTCGAAAAACGACCAGTCAATGGTCGAAAAACGCGCGTCCACGCGCGACCCCGAACAGGAGGGACCTAACAGCGACCTGACAGCGATCATGGGCGCGCGAAATACGACCACTGAGTGGACGGAAAACGCGCGTGGGCGCGCGAAAAATGACCACGACCTATACGCGAGCGCACCCGCAGAAGTTAGTCAGTTAGTTAGTACTGATCCTCTTCCAGACACAGAACTAACTAACAAACTGGCCCCGCCAGGACCGACGCCGAAGCGCCAGGTATGGGAAGCACCGCTTTCGTTCCGGCTGCTCACCGACAAGCGAGTGGCCATGAGCCCGAAAGTGGCGGAGCGCCTGGCCGCCAACCACCCGTATCACCACATCCGGGATGCGGTGGCGCACTGGTGGGAAGGTCGGAAGAGCGTAGGCGGCCAGTTCGACGAACGGCCTGGCCTCGTGATCTTCTGGCTGGACAATCCGGAGGAGTTCACGATTCCGGTCATGTCCGACACTGCCCGTAGCTCGGACCTGTTTCGCTGCTACCAGACTCCCGACGAGCTGGCGGCCGAGCAGGCCGCAGTCGACGAGGCGCAGCGCCTGGCCGACGAAGAGCAGCAGGCCCTGCCGGCGGCCGCCGCACCAACGAAGGCGGAACCTGAACCAGGCACCCCGGAGGCCTACTGGCAACAGGTGCGCAAAGAGCTCGAGATTGAACAGGCTGGAACGTTCGATCGCTGGCTGGATGGCACATATGTGTTGGCATACATCCAGGAGACCAACGCCTTCGGGATCGTGCTGCCGGATGCTACGCGGGCCGACTGGATTCGCCACCGGTTAGCAAAACAGATTGTCCGCAAGCTCTCGGTCATCACCCGCAAGCCTGCGCTCGTGGATTTTATCGTTCCAACCCCCGAGACTGGGGAAGCACAAGGAGACAACGCATGAACACTACTAGCACATTCCTTCGCCCTGGCATCGACCACGCAGCCTTTGGCGCTTTCTTGACTCAGGTCCAAGAGTCCCGTGAGGGGCGCCGCCGGCTAGAGCTGACCGACTGGGCGCTTGAGACTGGCCGGCAGCTGCCGATGAGTCCCGAAGCAATCCTAACCTTCGAGGACGCCGGAGCAGTGGTCGATCTAGAGACCGGGTGGATCACGTTTCCTAACGGCATCAAGGTGTGGGTGGAGATGGAAGCCAATACAACGGATGAGGCCTGATCCCCTTCCTACGGCGAGATCAGGCCCCAAGCAACCGGCTAGGTCGCACGCCCATTTTAGCACGGGTGGACGGCCGTCAACCAACAGGAGCAGGACAATGGCACGCAAGATTCTGGCAGTAGTCAATCACAAAGGTGGCCCGGGCAAAACGACGACCAGCGTCGCACTGGCCCGCCACTGGCAGCGCAGCGGCCGCCAACCGCTGGCTATCGACCTGGACCCCCAGGCCAATCTGACACGCATCCTGGGCGGCTGCGTCGGCCACAACAACAGCATCGGCGACGTACTGGCCCGCCGCACTACCATCGACCGGGCGACGCAGCTGGGCGCCGATAACATCCACCTGGTGGGTGCCGACATCAAACTCGAGGACACCAGCGCCGCCCTGCAGGGCAAGTCGCCCAACCACATGTTTCTGTCGAACGCCCTGCGCGATGGTGCGGCCGACGCCGGCGTCATCGTCGTCGACTGCGCCCCGGCCGCCAACATCCTGACCATCAACGCCCTCGTGGCGGCCACGCACGTGCTCGTGGTGCTGGACCCTGAGCTGGATGCCATCGACGGTATGCGCCGTATCCAGAATATGGTCGAGTGGCTGAGTGACGAGCTGGGCAGCGCCCCGCGCATCGTTGGCGCCGTGGTCAACAAGGTCCAGCCCAACACTGTGCTCCACCGGAATAACCTGCAGGTGATCCTGCACGAGATCGAGTCCGTCGGCGTGGTGCCCTACCGCCGTGGCGTCGATGCGGAAACGCAGATTGACAGCGCCTTCGACCAGATCTCCATGACCGTTTGGGACTCGATGGAGAACGACAATGCTTAACCTACTCCACAAGGGTGAGGAGCCCGTTTCCCGGGAAACGCAGGGACTGGCCACTTACCTGGTGCCGCTGGGCCGCCTCGTCGACAACAGCTACCAGCCCCGGCAGTACAACGATCCGGACCACGTGCTGGGTATTGCCAAGAGCCTCATCGACCTGCAGCCGACGCTGCCGGAGACCCGAGGCCTGCAGCAGGTGCCCATGGGGCGGATCGTGCGCTGGGCCGACAGCTGGCAGCCACCGGCCGGCGACTACGACAACCAGGACGCCATCCGCCAGTACCTGAGCGACGACCAGTTCGTCGTCGAGATGGCCTTCGGGCACTCCCGCCGCCTGGCGTTCGACGTCCTGACCAACGGCGTCAAGGCCATCTTCCCGCAGCTCGAGGGCACGGAGCAGGTGGTCTGGAACGGCCGTGAGTTCGACCCGGCGACGTATGCCGAAATGCCGATCGTGCTGGTGCCGCTGAGCGATGCGCAGATGTGGCAGCAGGCTGTCATTGAAAACGCTGCCCGCCGAGACATCTCGGCGATCGAAAAGGCGCAGGCCTTGCAGCGTGCGACCAGCGAGCTGGGCATGACGATCACCGACGCAGCTGCTGCCCTCGACATGAGCCGCAGCGCCGCCAGCAACATGCTGCGCCTGCTCGAGCTGCCGCAGAACTTCCAGGATGCCATCGTGAATGGCGTCATGTCGGAGACGCACGGCCGCACCCTGCTGCCCCTGAAGGGCGCCTGGCACTTACTGAAGGGCACGCCTGAAGAGTTAGGTGGGATGACACGCAAGGACCTGGAAGCGCACGTCGGCAGGTTGATCGCCTCTTGTGCCCCGTTGGCGCCCGAGAAGCGCACCAGCTACCGGATCGTGTACGGTTACAACAACGACATGGGCTTGCGCCATATGGACCCGCCAGCCTGGCCTTATGACTGGAAGCCTGAAGAGACGGCCGAAGTCAAGGGCGCATGCGAGGGTTGCCCGTTGCGGATGACGTTCGCAGGCGAGCCAGGCCCACGCTGCGTGCAGCTAACACCCCGTGGTAGCGCGACATGCTACAACGCCAAGTCGGACCTGTGGACCAAGCAGCAGATGGAACTGCAGCGCCAGGTGATCCAGCGCCCAGCAGCGGCGCCGGCGGCGACCGTTTCCCGGGAAACGCATGCGGGCACTTCCAAGACGGCCGAACATACTTCCACGGCGCCGGCGCACACTTCCACGACGGCAGCAGGCAGCGTTTCCCGGGAAACGCAAGGCCTGGCCGCCAAGGTGTTTGTACCAGAGACACCCAAGGAGACCGCTTCGATCACGTGGTTTGATGCCAACAGTTACAACGCACCCAAGACCCTGATCGAGAAAGGTCTGTGTAGCGCCGAGAAGTGCGCCTGCTTCGTCGTGGCGTTCAACCAGTACGTCAAAGATACGTCGGTCCGCCCCGACCCGGAGCATGCACCCAACATGTGCTATGGCTGCACGTCGGCGCAGCGCCTGGCCCGGCGCAAGCAGGAGATGGAGCACGGCGACATGAACGCCAAGCGTGCAGCCATCCGGGCACAGAATGCGGCGTGTGCAGAACTGTTGCGCGACGCATTCTACGTGCTCACTGCGCAGGACCTGTGGCACAACACGGCGTTCATGCGTGACATGATTAGTGCCGGCAGCCTGGTGCATAACGAGACCAAGGCGCAGATCGATTCGATGGACGCACTAGCGATCCAAGAGCGAATCTGGCTGCAGGTCGCCCGTGGCCACTGTGCTGACTACAGCCAGTTCACGGTAGACGGTGAGGGTCGGCACTGGAATATGGTCAAGGTCCAGGCCTGGCTGAAGAAGATCGGCGCAGAGTTCACCCGCCCCGTAGGCGGCGTATGGGCCGAACTGCTGCAGCCGGAGACGAAAGCGGAGGCACATCCGGAGGAGCTGCAGCTGTGATCGCCGCCCTGGCATTAGTACTGGCCGTACTAATCATTTCCCTGCTGGCCGCCGCCGTCCTGGCGCTACTGACCCGCAATGCGGAGCTCGAGCGGCAGCTGGAACAGGCGGAGCTATACGCAGCGGAGTGCGCCTTCGAGGCAAAGATGGCACGGATTGAGTACACCAAGATCCTTTGGCTGCATACCGGTGACATGGTGCCCTTGATGTCCCAGGCCTGGCGGGCAGCACTGAACAAGTAACTAGAGATGATGAGGACATGATGGCTGGAGTAACAAAGAGCTACAAAGTCGAGAGAACAGCTGCCGGGCAGTTGACCCACCAGGTGGACAGCTTCAGCCCGAAGCACGCCGATAGCGTGCTCGTCGCGGTGGCCAAGCTGGTGCTAGGCGAGCACACGCACGTGGCGTTTGGCGATTACCTGGAACTGACTCGACGTATGGACACGGTGCCGATGTCACTGACGCAGTACCAGCGCCTGGCGGTGGCCACCCTCAACCAGCGAACCGACCTGGTGTACGTCACGGGCAAACTGCAGTGCGAGGCCGGTGAGCTGTCGCAGTACGCACTGAAGGCTGCCTACCACGGCAAGGAGCTATCGGAGGACGATGCGATCGAAGAACTCGGCGACGTTCTCTGGTATGCGGCCGCCACGGCGGAGAAACTGGGCACGACGCTCGAGGAGGTCGCCCGGCGGAACATTGCCAAGCTGGCGGCCCGGCACGGCCAAGCGTACAACGCAGCGCACTATCAGGAGGCGCCGGCGGAGTAGCTAATAACAAGGTGGGGCGGAGCGCCCCGGTCAGGACCCGCTCCGCCCCATAGCAACCCGGAAGGCTGCCGTCCCCATTATACGGCATGGCAGCCAATCTATGTACAGACTGGAGATGCTATGTCAACCCCTTTTGGGACCTCATGGTCCAACGAACTTACGAGACGCTGCCAGGAGCGCGGTGTGGGTGCGACGACCACCCTCGTACTCGCAGCGTTGGGCAACGCTTTAGACGCCGGGCTTATCACGCTGCCGGCGCTGGTCGACCTGGTGCGCAGCTGCAGCACGACGGACCAGCTGGGCGACGCCTTCACGATGTTGGCGGCGACTGTAGACGACCCGCTGCCGGTAGGCTACCCACCCGCACCCGCTGGGCGCTTCCGCATCGTTGGCGAGCGCGAGGACGGTGCACTGTGAACGAAAACAAGGTAGACCAGGCAATCGCAGCAGGTGCCCAGCTACAGGCCGCTGGCGAGGGAGGATGGCCTTGGGGTCGTATGTTGTTTGTAGCGGTCCTGTGCTTTCTTGCGTTCGTGATCCTGCCTTGCATGTTGGGTATGGGAGGGTGACATGACCCCGCTCGCAATTGCGATCCTGGTGGTCCTCACCGTAGCAGGACTCGCTGCAGTAGTCGGGATTTTGTCGGCAGTAGTTATGTCAGGAAGGAAGCGAGACCATGACGAACAGTAGCCCGATGCAGGCTGAAGCAACTACCATCAATAACTTCTTCCGCCAGCGCAGGATCCTGACCCGCATCGTGGGTGGGTTTGCGGCGCCGACGATGTACGTCTACCAGCTGGAGATGGCCAGCTCGCAGTCGTACAGCAAGCTCACGGATTCGCTCGACGACCTGCAGCGCGTGCTGTACAGCTGGCGAGTGGCAAGCAAGATCTGTGACGGCAACGACCACCGCCAGCGCGTCGTGTGCCGCTGCAACCCGCAGCCGCTGGTGCTGGAGATCAGCCGCCCTGTGCCGCAGGTCCTAGAACTGTCTGCCGTGCCCTGGCAGCCGCAGCCGTTCAAGGCTCTCGCCGGCGTGGCCTATGCCACCAAGCAGGGCCAGGCGGTGGTGTGGGATCTTGCCGACCCGGCGCAGCCGCACTGCCTGATTGCGGGCACCAGCGGCAGCGGCAAGTCGAACCTAGAGCTTGCGATCGCTGTCACGCTGGCCAGCGGCACGTCACCCGAGCAGTTGACCCTCTTTGTCGTCGACGGCGGCAACAGCACGCTGCAGCTGCTGGATCGGCTAAACCACACTGCGGCATTCGCCGGCGACGCCGACGGTGCGCTGCGCCTCGTGCGCAACGTCGCAGCCATCGTCTTGGACCGCAAGCAGCGCAGCGAGACGAAGGTCACACACCGCGTGCTGCTGATTGTCGACGAGCTCGCCAACCTGCTGGCTGTGATGGATAAGAAGGAAGCGGAACAGCTGCAGAAGGACTTGGCCTCCATCGCTGCGGAGGGTCGCAAGTTCGGAATTCACTTGATGGCCTGCACGCAGAAGCCTTTGGCGGAAGTGACGGGCTCGCTGACCAAGAGCAATATGGCGCTGCGCTTCGTAGGCCTGATGCTGAGCAAGAGCGACGCCAACGTGGCGGCCGACATGCCGGACTCCGGCGCCGAGCGCCTGGCGGGCAACGGCGATTTTATCATCCGCCGCGGCCCCATGTTCCAACGCTTCCAGGCGCCGCTCGTGCTGCCGCTGGCCGCGATCCAGAAGGCGAACCAGACATGGTTTGGTGAGGATGCGTCGGCCATCCATGACTACCTGCTGAGCCTGAGTGACGAAGACGAGACGGATGATGGGATGGAAGCAGGCGGCGCCGGTAGCGTTTCCCGGGAAACGGTCGCACGCATCCCCGACGCCCTGCTAGGCGTGTTCGCACAGTTCACGACACCCGACGGCGGGCTGAAGCGTGGCGGCGTCGCAGCTGCCCTGCGGGCCATGTACGGCGCCGACGCTCCGCAGTCCGGGAAGCGGTATCAGATGGAGTACGACCGGGTTATGGCCTGGCACAGCGAATACTTCACTTCACTTCACAACACTTCCCCCACTGGTAGAACGCCCGTTCTTCCCGTAAAGGGCCCCGTCAGCGTGGGAAGTGAAGTGAAGTCAGACGGCCAAGTGTGGTACTAAGGAGGCAATGTGAGCGACAACAACTACGACCCCCGCGAGGGCATCAAGTACGCAGAGGCGAGTAAGCGGTGGGCGAACCTGGCAATTCTGTTGGTCATCCTGGGCGCCTGCTACCTGCTGTATCTGTTCGTCCAGTCTTACTACGGCGACGATGGCGTGAGGATCTTTGGCATCGTCCTGGGAGTGTTGGGACTGGTGCTCATCATTGTGGGGATCGGTGCGCTCGTGCAGTTCGTGAGCTACCGCATGACGATGGCGCACCACAACAACGTGCTCGACGGCCTCAACCGCTTCCAGGAATCTGACGACCGCGGCGAGATTGCCCGCACTGTGGCCGGTGGTGTGGCCGGCGTGTTGAAGAGCGGCAACCAGCTGGACCGCCAGGTGCTTAGCATGGCCGGCCGCCTGGCGCAGGGCCAGTCCACGGCGATCGTGCAGGCGCAGCGCAGCGCCCAGCAGGCGCAGCAGGTCGATGCTGAGCAGCAGTTCTGGCGGGTACAACCGCAGTTCGACGAAGCGGACGATCAGATCCCGCCGGGCTGGTGAACGACATGGCAGAGATTATGGTCTCGCACAGCGTGTGCAGTGCCATCCGGCCGAAGGTATTGACCGCCCTCGAGCCTTATGGAGTCCGCATTCTGAACCTGCAGTGTTGGGGCGAGGGCATCTACGGAACGGACAAGACGGATGAGCTTTGCAGCGACGACTACAAGATGGCGGCCCGGCACATCGCACGCATAACGGTCTCAGCCGGCCAGGCACGCTACGCCGAACGCTTGTTGTGGCAGTGCGGCACCGTCGAGCTCGACAGCAAACCCATCGACCCGAACCTGAACTGGCTGGCGGTGGGCACCTGCAGCGAGCATGGTCAATTGAATCGTGGTGAACTGTTCACCCCGTGGTCGGCAAAGGAACGCCGGCCACGGGCCCCCCGGGAGCGACAGCCCCCGCGGCGAACACGGCACGACGGAGGATTGTTCGGCAGCTTAGATCGACTGATCTTAGGCAGGAGGGGAGGACGATGAGGGCTTCTATAGCTTTAGCAGTTCTGTTGGTTTCAACCATCGGGTGGGCTTCAGGGAGCATGCTTCTGACGGCAGGCGGGCTGGCCACGGTGGGCTTAGGCTTTCTGATATTTGCCCTGGCGCGCAGTGAGGGCTACGAGACGACCTATGGTGTCTGCGCACCGGCACGCTATGACAGCCTGACCGGACAGCCTGCAACAGCGCCGCGACGCATCGTGGTGGAACTGGGCCCGCCGCCTGGCTGGAAGGAGCCGGGCACAATAGCCACAGTGCGGCCAGTGCCTGCAGTGAGCAGCCAGTCTGGCTTCCTGACCGAATGGACTCCGCCGGCGCCTCTACCGACGGTGTACGCCCAGTACAACCCGGCATTCGACTCGGACCTAGAGCCAGAGCCGCAGCGCAACGTCGTGAAGTTGAAGCCAGCCAAGCCGGCGGCCGCACCGGCAGCGCCTGCGCAGGAAACAGAGGAGCAGCAGCTGGTCGTAACGCCGGCAGGGTTCCGGTACACCGGTCGATTTGAGCATCTGGAGATCAAGCGATGAAGACTATATATATGATCGTGTTGGTAGTCGCTGCCGTGCTCGGCGCAGCGGTGGTGGCCTTGGCCGACGACTGTGGTGGCTACCGCTGCCCACCGCCGGAGTACATGACGCCAGTACCGACGCCCGTCCTGGTGCCATCCACCCCGACGCCACTGCCGCAGCTGCGCCTGCCGCTGGTCATCAAGTAACTGCAATGCGAGGCGACATGAACGAACTACAGGAGGCGATAGAGAAGACCACAGGGCAGATCGCCGGCGCAAAGACAACAGCGTCATATACGGTCATTCTGGGTATCGACGAGGCGCAGCGCCTGGTCGACGCAGCCCAGCTGGCGCCACTACTGCAGGAACGCTGCGAGCTGCTGGGACGGGCACTAAACGCTGTGTGGTGCCTGGTCAGCGAGGAGGACCAGAAGGCCTTGACGGCCGTGCTGGATGACAAGCGCCATCAGGTGAAGCAGTAACACTCCGAAGGCGTCTAACAGAAACAAAGGCCGACCCTCACCAGGTCGGCCTTTTGCGTTTCCCGGGAAACGGTCAGGCCAGCGAGTCGTGTACCGCCCAGCCTGCAACGAACGTGCGCGCCGGCGTCTGCCCGCTGCCGAATGCAGCGTTGAACTGCACATCGAAGACGCCAGCATCGGCAACGTCGCCGGCAGCGTAGTCCCAGCGGAACTGTCCTGCTGCAGCGTCTGTGACAGTGAGCGTGCCCGCAATAGAGCGCACCTGTCCGCCGTTGCTGGGTCGTATCCAGCCAGTCAGTGTGGCGCCCGTGAGCGGTTCCGGCGTGCCGTCGGCGCGCTCCCAGGTGATGATCTGGCTGGGCCGTAGCCCGCCCTTGACCGCGCTTGCGAGTGCCATGTGTCCCTCCGTTAGGCGTTGCCGGCGGAGATCGAGAAGCTGGAGATCGTGACCGACTGCCCGCTGTTGATGCTGGTGTTGTCGAGCGTGAGATCTCCGCCGCCCCCGGTCGCCGTCACCGTGCCCTGCAGGTGGCACGTCGTGTCGGAGCTGTCATAGATGCGCCAGAAGTCGGCAGTGCCGCTGGCGTCGGCCGCCGCATCCTGCCACGTGCCGCTCTTGGCCTTGCTGCCGCTGCTGGCGGCCGCCATCCAGTCGGAGGGCAGCGTGATAGTGGCCAGCACCGTGGCCGTGATCGACGCGGCGCAGTTAGCCGGCGCCCCCGCCGTCAGGTCGTAGATCTTGAGAATGGGCGCCGTGCCGACCGTCGACTCGACGGCATCCAACTGGGCATTGCGCACTGTTACACTGTATTGCAGAGACATCTCGTTACCTCACTCTGAACTTTCTTTAGGACCGCGCACAGTGCCCGATCCGCCGCTGCCTGCTACCGCACCCGACCAGCTCGGCCCGCCTACCCCGCCGGTGCCGCCGCTGCCTTCCACATTTGCCGATGTACCTGGCCCACTGACCCGCCCAAACGTTGCCACCCACGCCACGACGGCCACCGCCACGAGCGTATTGCCCGCCTGGTAGATGTCCGCCACACCATTGATGTCGGCAGGGTTTGCCACCTCGCCCGCAGCTGTGAGCGTATTGCCCGCCTGGCTGAGCGCAGCTGCGCCGACTACGGTGACCACACCAACCGCAGCGACTGTCTGCGCTGCCTGGAGCAGATCCGCTGCGCCCGTAATGACGGCGACGCTGCCAGCTGAGAGCGTGTTATCCGCCTGGCTGATGGCGGCCGCACCCACGATCGCCACGACGCCGGCGCCGCTGACCGTGTTGCCTGCTTGCGTGAGTGCTGCGTTGCCACCGGTGTCTGCGATGGCCGTCGCTGCGATCGTGTTGGCGGCCTGGGTAAGCGCAGCTGTGCCCACTACCGCCACGGCGCCGGCGGCCGCCAGCGTATTGCCCGCCTGGGTGATGGCGGCTGCACCTACAACCGTCACCACACCAGCAGCCGAGAGCGTGTTGCCCGCCTGCGTGAGGTCGGCGTTACCCTCGATCGGCACGTTACCGACGCTGCCGGCGGCCGCCAGCGTATTGCCCGCCTGGCTGAGCGTAGCTGCGCCGACGATGGTGACTACAGCCGCCGCAGTGACAGTGTTGCCGCTTTGCGTGATGGCGGCCGCCCCGGCCACCGCCACTATGCCCGCAGATGCGACCGTGTTGGCGCCCTGGCTGATAGCGGCCGCACCCACGATCGCCACAACGCCGGCAGCTGAGAGTGCGTTACTCTCCTGGGTAAGAGCTGCGCTGCCGGTGCTCTCTGTGGTCGACGAGGCGGAGACAGTATTGCCGGCTTGGGTGAGCGCAGCTGCGCCAACGACTGCTACTGTGCCCGCCGCAGTGACAGTGTTGCCGCTTTGCGTGATGGCGGCCGCCCCGGCCACGGCCACTACACCAGCTGCTGCGACTGTATTGTCCGCCTGGCTGATGGCGGCCGCTCCGGCCACTGCTACGGCGCCGGCGGCCACCAGTGTGTTGCCCGCCTGGCTGAGAGCTGCGCTGCCGACCACCGCAACGGCGCTGGCCGCTGTGACCGTATTGTCAGCCTGCGTGAGTGCGGCTGCGCCGACCACTGCGGCTGCGCCGGCGGCCGCCAGCGTATTGCCCGCCTGGGTGATGGCGGCTGCGCCTACAACCGCAACGGCGCCGGCGGCTGTGACCGTGTTGGCGGCCTGCGTGAGCGCAGCGTTGCCCTCGATCGCCGTAGCACTAACACTGCCGGCGGCCGCCAGCGTGTTGCCGGCTTCGGTGAGTGCAGCTGCGCCGGTGACTGCTACTGCGCCCGATGCGCCGATCGTGTTGTCGGCTTCCGTGAGCGCGGCGCTGCCGGTGATAGCGCCCGTTACAGGCGGCGCGATGGCAAACACGTGCGAGGACCAGCCGCTGCCCGTCTGCGTGGTGGTGGCGCTGCCGTCTGTGCCCGCTGCTGGCACTGCTTTGTACTGTATGCTGATGGTGGCCGCCGAGGCGTAGGAGTGCGTCACCAGCACTGTGTGGCCTGTTAACGTGCCAACAGGCGTCCTGTCCGACGTGCTGGCAATAATGCTAAAGCGCAGGCAGCTGTTGACGCTGGTCGTCACAGCGTTGGCTGTGATGCTGCTGCTTGTGCCGTCGGTGCTTGTGCCGGTGGCGTTAATGCCGCCGTCGTCATGCGCCACGAAGCACACGGCAGCGGAACGTTCGGAGACGGTGGCCGTGATGGTGACGGTGGATCCCGCCGTAGGATAGTCGGCCAGGTTGCTGCTGGCAGGGTAGCGCCACAGATAAAAGGAGCCTGAATCGGGCACGCCCGTGCTGGGAATGGTGTAGTCACTGATGACTGCCGTCCAGCCTGCGCCGCCCGCTGTGATACTCGCACTGCCGCCGTCGCCATCGTCCGCCCACGCCAGATACAGCGCGTCGCCGGCGACAAACGCGGGCAGCGTGATCGTCAGCGTCGTACCATTGGTGGTACGTCCAGCAGTCGTGTAGGGTCCAAGACCTGGCGCTTTAGGCTTTAGCAGCGAAAGCAGGCTCATTCAATCACCCTGACTGCGCATAAGCCGACGTGAACTCAATTCCCGAGACCCACAGGGCCATCGGGCAGATGGCGCTGCTGTCGTCGCTCCAGGAGCCCGCGTCGGTGCGGCTCGTGTAGCGCCACGTGTCGCCACAGGGCAGCGCCGCCAGTGCATCGGTGGAATCAAATGCCCACTTCTGCATGTAGATGTCGCCACCGCTGTCCGTGGTTGGCTTCACGACGATACGGTAATTGCGCGCAGGTGCGATTGTGACAGCATCGAATAGCACGTCGATAGTTGAGCTGTTTTTAACAGCATCCTTGTCGCTGATCGTGCTGGTGGCGATCACGTTGTCGCCAGAGTCGTACAGCACTACATCTGCGGTCGCGATGTAACCCCATCCTGATGTATAGGCGGAGAAGCGCATGCCGTATACCGTCATGGCAACGGGCACTTGGAAGACGCATCCCACTTCGTCAGGCGTGGTGTTCTGTGCGATCACCAGATGGACAGTGTTGCTGGATAGCGCCAGGCCATGCACGGATCCATCGTTATAGCGGACGGCCATTGGCGGCAAGCCGACATAGGTAAACCACAACCCGCCGTAGTACAGAGTCGCACCCCAGGCATTGACAACCGGCGTGTTGGTCACAGTGATGTTGTTGCTGCCGTCTGGTGCGCTGGCGCCTGGATAGATGATCGGAGCACAGAAGTCGCCCGCGACTGCGGTGGCCGGCGTCGAGAGCGTCACCCATTTCCAGCCTGTCGAAGTCGGCGTGTAGCCAGTAATGGCGCTGCCACCGTAGGCGGTAGTAGTTGGATTGCCGGAGCTGTCCAGCGTGACAATGCCGACGTTGTAGCTCGGTGGTGTGCCATTCTTGGCTGAGATGTAGAATCCTACGTCCGTGATTGTGCCGTCTTTGGGCAAGCAGCACTGCCAGGCGACAGAGGCAGTGCTGTTGCTCATGCCTTGCCCAGACAGCGCGCCTAGAGCGGGGATTACCGTCCCCAGCGCCGACGGTCCCCACAGCATTTTTACTGCCGTCATAACGTTGTTTACCTCCAGTGCCGGCGACAAAACCTGCATCGCCTGTTGTGACGTTGGCATGTCTGCGCCTTAGTTGTTGTCAATAAAAATGCTCAGAGTGAACTTCTGGCCGCTGGCAGGTGCGAAGTTGTCAAGCGTCTCGAGGACGGCGTAAATGCTGCGCGTGGCGCCGCCTGCCACCACTGGGAGACGCACGGCGCTGTTGGCACTAAAGGACATGGTGCTGTTTGTCGTGTCCTTGCCGGTGGCCATGGCAGCCAGGTCCACATAGCCCAAATACTTGGCGACGTCGGCATAGAGCAGCCGCATGTTGGCGTTGTCCACACTGACGGTGGGGTTCGACGCATTAAAGAAGTGCACCCTGAATTTGGGAGTGATGGACTTCTTGTCGGTAAAGAGCCTGGCTGCGACGATGTAGCCACTTGCCCCGTTGGCGCGCACGGCACTGGCCAGGTCGATCAGGGTCGTTGAGCTGGTCGAGTTGCTGACCACATCATTTGCGGAATACGAGGTCGTGTCGGCAGGCCTGGTGAATTCCGTATCAATCCGCACCACACTGCCCATGACGGGCATAGGGTTGGTACTGCTCAGGTCGGTCGCTGACCCGTCAGCGCCTACGCTAACCTTGACTCGCTGATAGAAGACGCTGCTAATGTCGTCTGCGGCGATGCTTGTGCCGGCGCCTGCTGTGATGGCAATATTGTCTGCCATAGTTTCCTCCCCTATGCCTCGAAAGTGACCGTCGTGTAAGTGATGCCAGTTGCGCTATGCAGCACGACGGCACTGAACCAGTAGTCGGTATATGCCCCGACACCTTTGCCATTTTCATCCGGCGCCGGCACCGTCAACGTGCTGCCCGTCGCCACCCCGATGCGGCTGATTAGACTGGTCGTAATCGTGCTGGGCGAGTCGGTCGGGTCGGTGTACGTGTAGGATTCGTGGAGCGAGCCGGCGACAGTGTTGTAACCCGCCGGCGCAGTAACGCTGCCCGTCATCTCCCACACGCCATAGACGATGGAGTGATTTGCCGTCGGCACGTCAACCGGAAATGTGATGTACGGCGATCCGCTTGGGTAGTAGGCCTCCCAGGTCGGTGACTGGTAGCGGCCGTTGTAGAAGTCGCCCTGGCTCGACATGTCGACGTCCTGCAGCAGGATGGCGCCCTGGACGCTGGCGCGCGCCGTGGCCGGAATGTCCCAGGAGAGGCGATAGTCGCCCGCCGTGAATCCATCGAACTGATCCCACACCACATAGATGGTGTCGTCTGTGACCGTCTCGATGCCAGCGCCGTCGAGAGCAAGATCGCCCTGGAACGAGTGCAGGTAATCAGTCCAGCCACTGGGCTCGGTGACGTAGGTGTGGCTTACCGCTCCGCCCATCGTGTCGACGATGCTGACCATGCGCCCGCTCGGCGAGCTGTCGGCCGTGGCCAGGCGCAGGAACCACAAAACGCCATCACCTGGCGCCAGCGTGACGATCGTCGAGTAGGTGCCCTCCGGCAGCGGCTCTTCCGGGTTGACAGCGACCGTCTGTCGCTTCGGCAGCTTGGCACGGTAGCGAGGAGGCTCGTTGTCGATGCGTCGCTCTCTGTAGTCCTTTGGCATTAGGTAATGATCCCCACCACGTCTTCCATGCAGCCACTCACGCCCACCACCTTGTACAGCATGCCAGCGACCAGCCAGTCGACGCCCTCATCCAGGTCGAAGGCGTTGATCCCACCCCTGTCGCCCAGCGAGACCGCCGGGTAGGTAACGGGATCAGTAGGGTGCTGGATCTCGCCAGTCGAGACGTGCAGCAGCCAGCGCGCCTTGTGGATCAGGAAGTAGGTCTGCGTATCCGGCATTTGCGAATACGGCTGCGCATGATTGATGCACTCCTCACCAATCATGGTCCGGATGGCGTCCAGGCCGTCAGAGTACTTCTGCATCTCAGCGGCCGCCACTGTATCGCCGTGGCTCCACTGCTTAGGCGTGCTGTAGCTCATGTGGCCGAGTCCGACTCATAGAGATAGAAGACGGTGCCTGAATCCATCGTGATCTTGATGAAGTACAGGCCGCCCAAGGTAAAACCATAGCTATTCAGATCGATGATCGCGGAGTCGTTGACTGTCCCATCCGGAGCGCCATCGTGGAAGACTTGCGTCCAGGTCACACCGTCGGCGCTGTAGTAGATCTTAATATCATCCTGGCACAGATAGACCGTGTGCAGATACCGCTGCAGGTGGCGGATGAAGTAGAACGCGTCGCCGTCCACAGTAAGCACGGTTGAGACGATGGCCGGGTTTTGCCCCGACACAAACCCGTGCAGGTACTCCAGGTTGTCGCTCAAAATGTTGAGCTTGGTGGCGGTCAGTACGTCGCCGCTGCTAAATGTCGGTGTTGCGGTCCAGGGCATGTCAGTCTCTCAATAGAACACAATCTTGGCACTGTTGAGCTCGTCAGTACCGATCACGAAATACTCGTCCAGTGTGTGCTTGTAGATGCCAGCACTATCCACCGCCTCCAGATCCTGCGAGAATCCGGCGTCACTGAAGGACCAGGTAATCCCCGTGATATAGGCGTCGCGGGAGGCGCCCATGATCTCCGCGTCGTCGATCGTGATCAGGCTGCCCAGGCGCCGCTCCGGCAGCCCCTGCAGCCCGCCCAACGTATAGACCAGCGTCGGCGCCTCATGCGTGTCACGGAGGAACTCGGCGATCGCAGCTGCATGTGGTCTGTTCTGGATGTAGACGTTCGACCGCAGGCTGCGGCTGCGCTTGGCACGGCTGGTCCAGAATGCCGACGAGCTGCTGCGGACCTCCTCCAGGATGGGCGCCCCCGTGACTGGCTGCCCTTGGATCTGCAGCTTGTACAGTCTTGCAGCGTAGGTGGTGTTAGCGTTGGTGAACTGCAGTTCCACTCGCTGGGCATAATCCACGTGCATGCAGCTGACATCGCTCGAGATGTTGGTGCCGCCCAGTGTGACGCCCTGGTAGCTGATGCCCGTGATCGTAAAGGCCGGGTATTTGAGCCGTGCTGTCACGTTGAGCGTGCCGCCGGCCGGCACCTGCAGCTCCTCCGAAGGCTCCCACAAAACGGCCTCATCATCAGCAGCGCGCGGCGAGGCCTCGACGGTCACAGAGGAAAACATGTCGGAGTCGTCGTACTTCATCTGCAGGGTGGGGCAGTTCGCCCGCGTAAACGTCTCCGTGCTGGTGCTGTTGAGCAGCCAGTGCGCCATGTTCTCAAAGACAATCTTGCCGTCCGGATTGGCGTACAGGCGGCCGCCACAGGCTGCGGCCAGTGCCCAGGCCTCCTCCATAAATGACTCGTCATCCAGCCAGCCCCACTGGATCGCGAACATGCCGTTGTCGATCAGCATGTCCTCCGCCGGCCAGTTGACCTCCGGATGGAGCAGCCACTGCTGAATTAGATCCGCCTCTGTCACTCCCTGCGTGTAGTTGGCGGCAAAACGGACCTGCGATGTCGACAACTTCAGCTGCAGGAGGTTCTCGTCGACTGACCGCGCGTCGACGTCGATCGTCGCTTCCTGCTTGGTGTTGGGCGACGACTCGTTGGGGATCTTGATGATGCCCGTAAAGATCCGGACAAACGACCCTGCGTCGATCTTGATGTCGAACGTGATCGGCCGATGGTAGGCGCCGCCGTTCTGGATGCTGCTGTAGAGTGGGCCCGCGCTGTTGAGCGGGCTGTAGCGGCGCCCGGTGGTCGGATCGTCGCGGTTGAAAAGGGAGAGCGTCATGCGGTCGACGATGCCACGCGGCGACATGATGGCGGAGCCAGGCGCCACGAGCTTCATCTGGCCGCGCGCCTGTTTCAGGTTGGCGGTCTCGTCGACAAAGTTGGTGCCGTCCCAGGCAATCTGGAGCTTTGGTGTGACTAGGCGGCCGACGGTGCCTGCTGCTACAAATGGCATTAGACCTCGCGAAACTCCAGCTCTACGTCCCAGCGCAGCCCCGAGGCGGAAAACTGCGCATCAAATTTGGGCGCCCGGTTGCTCCTCGTGACCGTGATGCTGCCGCCCTCCGGCGTGGTCATGGCAGCCGAGGCGGTGGCCAGCGCCGTCCAGACGGATTCGATCGTTGCCTTGTCCGTGTCAGTAAGCGCCTGCCATTTGAGCGTCCAGTTCTGCTTGTCGGCCGCCACCACGTCAAACGCCACGGAGCCGTCGGCCATCTCGACCATACTGCCGCGGTGTTCCGGCTCGACACTACAGCCGCTGATGTGTGGAAGGGTGATGCTGCCGACTACAGGCTGTGTGTACGCCATTATGGTTGTGCCCCCGTCTGCGACTGGTTGACCTGCATGGCCGCCATGACGCCAGGTGTCACGAGCTGCACGAGCAGCTGGATCAGGCTAGGCGCCATGTTTGCCTGCACGACACTAATAAAGCCGCCTGCCCAGGTTGTGCCCGCCACTCTGCCGCTGCTGTCGAACTGGTTGAGCGACGCAGTGATCTGTGCCGTGATGGTAGCCACCAGCGCCGTGCCGTTGGCAGTGGAGCCAAAGCCAGTCGAGAACTGTGTGCCGGCCGTGTTGCCTTGGCCTGTGAGATCCGGCGCCCCCGCAGCCCCGCCGGCAGCTGGGCCGACCACGCTGGCCAGTGCGCCCTGTACGTCCTGTGCGCTCACGCCCATCTCCGCCACGAGTTGGTCTGTGATCTGCTTGCTCATGCTCGCAAAGGCTTCTTGTGAGAGGAGGGCATTCTTGACCTGCTCCTTGAGCGCATCGAAGTTGAGCAGCTCCGGCCGGAAGCCAGCCTGGAACTGCTGCAGGACCTTGGCGGCCCCGGCCTGGATGTCGCCGCCGGCGGACATCTCCTGCCACATTTGGGGAAACTTCGTCTGAAAGTAGCTCACCCATGGGCTGTTGAATCCGTTGACCATGATGTCGGCCAGTCGGAAGGCATCCTCCTGGACAGCATCGGCGCGCGGCAGGTAGTCGGCAGGATTGACGCCGATGGCATCCAGCGACGTCGACTGCTGCAGCGCGCCAGATACCTGGGAGTTAAGATCGTTCCAGGCCTTCTGTGCGTCGGACAGTCCGCCGGCGTGCGCCTTGAGCTCCTGGTTGCTTTGGCGCAGCGTGCCAAGGTAGGCCTGTGCTGCCACGTCCAGCGCCTCGCCATTGACGCCTGCCTGCTGCTGGGCTGCCAACCACTGGTCAAATGTGGCGGTGGCGCCCTCCAGCCAGCCGGAGATCCCGGAGGCCTGCATGCTGCCCTGCTCGACCAGCATCTGCGCAATGCCCTGCAGTGAGCTTTGGCTTTTCTCCAGAATGCCGCCGGCGCCGGTGTTCTGGTTCAACCAGTTGACCGCATCGCCTACGTCATAGATGAGGCCTGCGGTGGCCCCTGCCTGCGCCTGCACTTTCGACAAGGCCGACGCCAGCACCGAGGCCTTCCCGGCAGCGTCGCCCATGGCGTCGCCTGTCTCCTGCGTGGCGTTGCCGGCCTGCGCCATGATGGCCAGTAAGCTGCCAAGCACCAGCGTGTTCTGCTCAGACACGACACCCGTCTTAAGTGACTCCGTGGCAACGAAGTTGAGCGTCTCGCCCCACGATTTTGCCTCCGGCGTGCCGGCGGCCATGGCCTGGTTGGCTTGCTGGATGGCGAACTGCAGGGTGCGGAATGCAGCTGCCTGCGCCTGTGCCCCGGTGTCCGCCGGCGTATCTTGGCCTTGCGACATGGTGAATGTCTGCTGCAGGATGAGCGCACGATCCTCCAGGTCGCCGAGCTGCTTGTCAAGTGCCGTCGCCTCGCCCTTCGTAGCGTTGAGGGCAGCCGTAGCGCCGGCGGCGATCGAATCGGCGATAGCAGCGATGGCAGGCGAGAACAGTACACCGAGACTGTCCTTGGCGTTCTGGATAGCAGCATCCATACGCTCGAAGCTGCTGGCTGCGTCGTCGACTACGCTGGCGCCCTGGACGCTGGCCAGCGTGGCGTTGACTAAGGCCTGCTTCTTCTGGACGTCGGTCAACTTGTCGGCCGTCGTGCCAAGCGAGGCCGCATAGGAATCAAAGGCCGTCTTGGCGTTGGCTATGCCCAGGTTATCCAAGATCTCCGGAGACATGCGGCCGATGCCTGTTACCAGGTCACCGATGGCCTGCGTCGCCCCGACGCCCACCTGGCGCCCGCGGATGATGGCCGCTGCGGTCAGCTTGGCCATCGTGTCAGCATCTTCGGCGACGCCCAGCACCAGCGCCCGGTTGGCGGCCGCCATCAGGTTCGTGTCTGCCACCGTGCCCCGTGCCGCATCGCGCATACCGTCGAGCATGGCCTGCGCCGATGTGCCGCTGGCGGCCGCCAGATCTGCGAAGGCATCGCGTGTGCGTACCGTCTCGGCGCCCGCCTTGCCTAGCTCCCAGGAGACGGAGGCAATGGCCCCGGCCGCCACACCCAGCCCAGCCACCGGCAGCGCCGCGCCGAGCGCACTGCCCAGCCCTTCGACGAGGCCTCGGCCGCTGCCCAGCCCGCTCAGCTGGTCGGTCACGCTGCCAAGGTCAATCTGTTTGGGCGCGCTTTTGCCGAGGTCTTGGAGGTTGCGTTCTACCCCCTTGATGACCCGGCTTGCGTTGTCTTGCCCTTCTAGCTTGATTACGGTTGCTGGCATTGCGTTTCAGTGCCTTGCGGTACAGTGCGTCGTGCTCTTGGATCTTCTTCCAGTCGGCCGCCGTCGGCTTGGCCTGCTTGCGCAGGTGAGCCTCCCGCAGTTCCTCGACTCGCATCGTTTCTTCCGCTTCCGCCGCCCGCATGAGCCGTGGCCAGTCTACGTGGTCGAGCTCATCCGGTGTCCTGCCTGGGAATTTACGCATCAGCCAGGCGTCGACGGCAGCATCAGGGACTTCTAGTCTGCTTGCCCCTTCGACTTCTTCGTGGCGACTACGGAGCCAGCAGATGATAGCCGCCTGTTGATTTCCCCCAGGGCAAGCAGGTAGTTCGTTGCCTCGATGAGGGCCGCCGTGATGAAGCCTACTAGCCGAAGGTCTAGGTCGTCGAGGCGATCATGCACCTGGTTGGGGTCCGTGATCGCCTCGCCCTGAGCCGTAACGAAGTTGCAGGCCTCGACCTTTTTCCGCCAGAGAGCGATGAACTCGTCGCCCTTCTTGCTGGTGTACTCGCGCAACTCGCCGCGCGTCCACACCTCTGTCACTTCTACCCAGTTCTCCTCGAGCCCTGGTGTCGAGCACTCAACTCTGATTGCCATGCCCCTGTCCTTATGACCGCGTGGGTGCGCCGCTGATGGTCAGCGTGCCGCTCCACTTAATGACGCCCATCGGGTCGTCTGCCTGGACCTTGTAGTCGCTGATGAAGGCGCCTACCGTCGAGCTGCCGGTCCAGGTGTACGTCACCCGATCCGACACAGGGCCAATCTGGTAGACGAACGTGCGCAGCGTGCTGGGCGGAGCGACCGTATCGGCGCCCAGGATGTCGTCGAGCGCCTTGCTCCAGGGCCCGCCGACCGGGATGGAGTAGGATGTAGCGCCTGGCGTCTTCTCCTGGCCGGTGCTGGCGAACGTGGTCGTGTCGATCGTCTCCACCGTAGCCTCGAGCGACGCCTGGTCCAGGTGTGCGGCCATGGCGTTGCTGTTGTAGGTGATGACGATGTTCTGTAAAGTCTTGTGAGCCATCTGTTACCTCGTGCTGTACTAGCTGTCTAGTCCGCCGCCCCTTAGCCGGTGACGCCGGTTACTCCCACAATTGCGTGTACCGTGATGCTGTCCGCCCCGCCCAGGCCTGTGCAGTTGATCCGCACATAGCGCCCCACTGCGCCGGCGAACGTGACCAAGTAGCCGCCGGTGTCGCTGAGCGTGAAAGTGGCGTGCGTGGTCGGCGTACCAAAGCCCACGAGCGCGGCACTCTGCACCGTGAACGTGGCGCCGCTGGCCGTGCCTGCGATGGCCGTTACGTGCAGCGCCGCCCAGCCGCCCAGCGTCCCCGCCGCGCCGAAGTCGATAACCGTCTGCCCGCCGGTGGCGGAGATAGTGGCATCGGCCACGCAGTAGCCACGGTCCGTCACGTTCTGCCAGGTACTGTCGAGCGTGATGAGGTTGTCGATGGGCGAGTCAATCTTCATCTGCTGCGCCCACGTAGTGCGCTGCGTGTATGCGGGATTGCCCACAGCGCGCGTGTCGAACAAGACGCTGACCACACATGGCGTCTCACTGCCCAGCCTGGCGTTTATCTCATCATCCAGCTTGCCGACGTCGCCGCCACCCCAGTAGCCCTGGCACTCCAGTGTGCCGTCGGTGGGCCCCGGGATCTTCTTGGCGGCCGAACTCTGCAGCGTGCTGGCGTCCAGCTGCGACGTCTGGAAAGAGAGCGTTACGCCCTTGGTATCACCGCTGAAGTCGAATCCATCCACCAGGAGCCTGGTGTTCCATGCCTTAATGCCCATGCCTATACCTCGTTGTACTGGACTTCCAGGTCCAGGCTGCAGCCGAACACGTCGAGATCCGCATCGTAGCTGTCGGCGCCGTCGGTGACCTTCCCGATCTGGATGTCGTCGGAGTCGGTGCCCGAATAGGCGTCAAGCGCCAGGCGGACCGCATCGGCCATACTGCGCGCCTGCGAGTAGTCTCGGGCCCAGCAGGCCAGCGAGATGGTCACGCGCGCCCAGCCGCCGGATCCGGCCATGGTGTACGTGCGCTCACCATAGGTGCGCTGGTACGTGATGCCAGGCAGATCCCCGTCGGAGCGGACCACCACCGGGAAGATCCGATCGCCCACCAGGTTGGTCACGGTCGTGCTGTCCAGCAGCACCGCCACCATCTTCTTCTCGATCATTTCTCAGCCTTCTCCCGGATGATGCGCTCGATCCGCCGGCGGATGAATGACTCTGCCGTCGGCCGTGATGCTCGGATGGCAGGCCGGAAGAACTGCCGCCCGCGCAGGCGGCCGCCCATCTTGCCTACTGCCCGCCGCTCGTGTGACTTGGCCCTGGTCGGGTCAGCAGCACGCGGCTTGCGCCCCTTCTCGACGAACATGCCGTAATAGACCGAAGAGACGACTAGCACGTAACCTGGCTTGCTGGGCGGCCGTGGCAAGGGTGAATTGACCTTGCGGCCGCCGCGGGATAGCGCCGCAAAGTTGTTGCGCAGACTGGACGCCGTGTAGACGCCCTTGCGCAGCGTGCCGGTCCGGATGGGCGCCCGTTGGCGCACAGCATGCGCCATAATCTCGCCGCCGCGCTGCATCTCTTCGGTGAGCTCCGGACTGCGCAGCGTGAGGCGCAGCGCCTGCAGCGCCTTCGTCGACTGGTCGTCAACCTTGATTCGGATCTTGCCGCCGCTGGCCATCAGGTTGCTGCCTCCATACAGCGCAGCACGATCGCCCCGTCCGCCGGCAGCGGCGTGACGCTTTCGATCGAAAGCACTTTGCCGCGCCAGATAAGCCGGTCGGCGTGCGTTACAGTCACTTCGCTGCGGATTGTGACCTCGTAAGAGATCAGCATCACAGGCCTGTCCGCCAGCACGGGCTCCCGGCCGCCACGTTCGACGACCTGCGCCCAAACTGACCTGACCTTGGCCCAGGACATGACCTCCGCGCCGTAGTCGTCGCGTGTGGTCGTCGCCTGTTGAATCTCGATGCGCTCCCGCAGCTTGCCTGCCTGCATGTCACCACCGCACCTGGCTGCGCCGCCACAGTGCAGCTGTGGCGAATGGCAGCTCGTTGACGATATTGCCGACGTTGACTGACTCACGGTTGGCGTACCAGGTGCCCACCAGCAGCCGCATACCCTGCAGGAGCGGCGCCGGCACGCTGGTGGCCGTCGAGCCATAACCCGCCACAAACCGGATGGCGATCGGCAGCCCTACGTCGAGCGTGTCAGACGGCCAGCTGGCCGATGCCACCAGGACGATGCGCCCAGGCTCCGACGTCGTGTCCACCCGATAGAGCGAGCTGCTCATCGTCTGGACCGTGCCATCCTGCAGCGTGTACTTGACCGACGTCACCGACTGCAGCGGCGGCTTGGGCAGTTCGATCTCTCTGCTCAGTGGCCAGGCCGGCAGCTGCAGCTCCCATGTCTGCGTGAGCAGCGCCCGCCAGGTCTCCTCCTCACAGGACTGCCGTGCCGCCTGGATGTAGACGCGCAGCAGTTCATCCTCCTCAGAGTGGTCGATGCGCAGCTGCAGCTTGACCTCTTCTTCCGTCAGCGGTTCATTCGCCGGCGGCGTGATGAGCTTCCAGCCCCCGTCAATCACTTGGCACCCCGTTTGCTGCGCTGCAGCATTGTCGTCGACGGCGGCGTCACCATAGCCTCTTCCACTACCGGCAGCGTTTCCCGGGAAACGCTTGGATCGACCGCAGCGCCGGCGACGATAAACTGCCGGGCTGTGGCATCGTCCAGTTCCCAGGTCTCGCCGGCGTGGTAGACACCTGCAGGTCCTGCCGCCGTCGTCAACATCCGTACCACCATCGTTCGCTCCTCGTGGCAGGGTGGGCAGCCGCAGCTCCCACCCTAGCCATTACCATCAGGTCAATCAGGCCGTGCCTTCCGACGGGCCGACCCACGTCTCCGTGGTCACCGCGTCGGTAACGTTGTTGGTCTGCGGCAGCGTGCGCGCTCCATAGCGGATGTACACGGCCGACTGCGCCGTGGCGTTGCTGGCGTCGTTGTCGACGACCACGCGCACGTAGCGTTCCAGCGGCTGGTAGACGTCAATCATAAAGATCTGGTTGTCGTCGTCGTCGGCCACCGTGATGGCTGTGCCCGCCAGGTCGGCAGCGTCCGAGAGGTTGCTGGCTGCGCCCTGCTGCGCCTTGATGCTGACTGTGGCGCCGGTGGCCACCGCAGCGAACTTCACGATCATCAACACGCCTTCATAGCCGGACATGTCGAGCGTGGCGCCGTTGCGGTCCGCCGAACCCGACGCGTAGTCGAGGGCGGTCGTGACCTTTACTTCCTTACTGAGGTTCTGCATCTTCTTGTCCTCCGAAGCGGGTGGACGGTTGCCCGCCCACCCCTGTTATCTTTGCTGCTCTTGCCTGCTCTCGCTTAGCCCAGCTTGACGCGCACGAAGGCCTCGCCCAGCACCGGCATGCCGTCGGACTCCAGGCGGCCGATAAGGCCCACCTGGTTGGTGGCGGCGTACAGCTCGACCAATCGCTGCACGGCCATGTCCATGGCGTCGGCGATCCAGTAGTAGCTGAAGTCGCCCAGGATGCCGACATACAGGCCACTGGTGAACGTGTTGGGCACATACTCCGACATGAAGATCGGCAGCCCCAACAGACGGTCAGGCTGGCCTTCGATCACGGCAGGCTGCCACAGGTAGTCACCCGTGCCGGCGCCGCCCTCATCATTGCGCAGCTTGGCGATCTGCTTCAGCCCATCCCGGTGGAACAGCCACTTGGCAGCGCCGTGGTACTGCGCCTTGAGCGCGTACTTGGCGTTGATCAGGCCGTTCATCGTCACCGCCGTGGCGGCGTTGTCGGTGCTCACGTCGCGGGTGGTCGGAATGCCATCGTTGCTGGCCGTGAACACGCCGAGTGGCTTGCCGTTGCCGTCGCCGGTCAGGTACGCCGACTCCATCGTCACGGCGAACTTGTAGGCGAGGCGGTCGCGCACCACTGCTTCGGCGTTCGGCACCTGGCGCAGCAGCTTGTTCGAGATCTTGATCAGCTTGGACAGCTGGTGCGGGTAGAGCTCGCGCTTGCCGAAGGACATGGTGCTGTCCTCGCTGGCGGACGCAATCTCGGTGGTCCAGGTCGGATCGGCCGGGTCGGCTTCCAGAGACGGCGCACCCAGCGACTGGGCGGTGGGCACCTGGAACGTAGTCGCCCACTGGCGGATGTAGACCAGGTTGTTGACGCCCATGATCAGCTCGTTGACGAACTGCTGCGGGGTCACCAGGTAACCGCCGGAAGTGTTGACGTCCGACTGCAGGGCACGGTGCTCCACTGCGCTCAGGCCGTTGAGGCCGCCGCGCAGGAAGGACACGAAGGCCTGGCGGTACTCTTCGGTCTCGCGGGGATTCTTGCCGCGGCTCTCGCCGTCGGACTGCGGCTGGTTGCGCATCTCGCCGCCCTGGAAGGGCTGAGCGTTGCGGGCTTCCTCTTCCGCCAGCTGAGTGCCGCGATCGATGCGAGCCTTGAGCTCGAGCGCATCGGCCATCAGCTTGTCGTAGCGGGTCTGCTCTTCCGCGGTCAGGTTGCGGTTTTCCTTCTCCGCCCCTTCGACCACGCTGCGTGCGTCGTTAATCAGCCGGGCACGCTTTTCCATCAGTTCACGAAGGTTCATCGTAGTATCCTCGTCACTACTCAACAGATGCTATGTCTAACCGGCGCTTGAGTGTCGCCAGATGCGCCTGCACCTGGTCTCCCTCCGCAGCAGGGCTGGCCGCCTGGCGCAGCTCCGCCGGAATCTCCGGTATTTCCCCAACCCATGCTTCACCACGCACGCTGATCGACGTATCCGGGTAAGCCGGATAGACCACCGGTGAAACGTCATAGAGCTTGACCTGCTCCAGCGTGCGTACCACCTGGTCTTTGGCGTCGATCCACCACTTGTCCTTCAGTGTGCGGAAGCCGAAGCTCATCTGATCGACGTCGCCGCGCTCCACAGAGGCAGCGATGCCCCGAGCCTGCTCCGTATCCGGCAGGTCAATTTCGACCCGCAGGCCGGTGGAGTCCTCCTGCAGGCGCAGCGTGCCGCTCTTGGTCCGCCCCAGGATGATGTTCGGATCGTGGTTGTAAAGTGCCCGCACATCGTCGCCGGCAGCCAGGCTGTCAGCGAAGGCGCCAGGCGCAACCATCTCATGCCAGCCGCCCATATCCACGGACGGCGTGTCGAATACTGCAGCGTAGCCAGTGAGCGTGCGCGTGCCGCTGTCCTTCGGTGCGACCCGCAAGCTGCCCACCAGCATCATCGTTCGTTCAAACCCTGCCATTAGTCAGCCTCCGCGGCGATTACCGCCAGCACTTGCTCCACGAGCCCAGCGGGCCCAGCTGCTTCCACCATGCCGGCGTACTGTTCCAGTGCGGCCGCCGGCGTCGTGCCCTGTCCGGAGGCCTCATGCACCACCAGCCTGGCCTTATCCATGCTGCTGCGCGCCACATGCCACAGGACACCGGAGACCCGCGCTGCCGTGCGCTCCTCGCTGCGGCCGGCAGCCCGTGCAGCTGCAGCCACCGCCGGCGACAACATTTGATTGGCGGCGCTGGCCAGCTCCTCATAGAAGTTGCCCAGCCAGGCGTCAAAGCCGTCGGCCTGGCGCAACGCCTTGGCACCCTGCGACCGCAGGTCCTGCGCCTCTCTGCGCACGATGCGCCTGGCGGCGTCCTCAATGATCGGAGCAATCCAGGTCGCCACGCTGCGTGTGCCGGTGGACGTCGCCGTCGGCGCAGGCTGGCCAGCTTCCACCATGTTGAGCGGCTGCAGGTAGACGTCGCCGTCAGCGACCGGATCCCGGTTTTCCATTGCCCGAATGTCGTTGACGCTGAGCCAGCCCCACTGGCGGCCGATGGCATAGGCCTGGTAGCGGGTCATAGTGTCACCGCGCAGCATGCCCTCGACCAGGTACTCCATATACATGGTCTGCCGCTCCGCTTCGGTCAGCATGTCACGCCACATGGCCGCCTCGTTGCGGCGCAGCCAGGGTTGAATCGTGTCGGTCATAAACTCAATGGCCTGGTGCTCGATGTTGCTAAAGGTCGCATTCTCGAGCAGCCCGATCTTATGGGGCGGCATGCGGAACATGCGCGCCACTTCCTGCGCCTGGAAGACGCGCGTCTGCAAAAACTGCGCCTCCTCCGGCGGAATCCCGACCTTCTCTACCTTGAGCCCTTCTTCCAGGATCTTGACCTTGTGTGCGTTGGTCAGGCCGCCTGTGTCGGAGCTCCAGCGTTTGGCCAGCCGCGCGTAAGCGTCGTCTTTGAGCACACCCGGATAGCTGAGCAGGAAGCCTGGCTGCGCACCCTGCGCAAAAAACCTGGCGCCAAACTCCTCAGTGGCCATCGACAGCGCAATGGCAAGCATAGCCTGGCGCACCGGTGAGTAGCCCACGATGCCATCGGAGCTGAGCCCGCGGCGGTGGTGCACCTGCCAGAAAGCCAGGCGCCGCTCCTCCCCGCCGGGTAGCGTGTAGATGTACTGCAGCTCACCCGTAGTCATGCGCCAGATCCGCATCCGGTCCGGACGCAGCGGCCACAGTTCGATCACCTGGCCAGCGTTGTTGAGCTCCATATAAGCGTAGGCATTGCCCCACGTGGCGCAGTGCGAGGTCAGCAGCTCCTCAAACTCAAACGAGGTCAACTCCTGGTTGGGCAGCCGATGCAGCAGGTTATAAAGCCTGTGGTTAGTGGCCCGCTCCCGGCCGCCGCTGCGCGTGGTGCGGTACAAGTGCAGCGGCAGCGTGGCGACTGTTTCAGCGAGGACCCGGACGCACGCCCATACTGCAGGCTGGGTCATGGAGGAGTTCACCGTCGGCGTGGGCAGCCCCGCCAGGCGATCGAAGCCACCCAGCCAGGCACTCCAGTCCATGTCCGTCGACGGATGTACGCCGCGCTGCTCAGCTGGTGCGGGCAGCTGGCGTTGTGTTGGTGCTAGGAGGTTAGATAGGAAGCCCATCGATCACCCAAATAAAAGACGCCAGATAGCCGTCACCGAAATGACTGACTATCTGGCGTCTGTCTGCCTATGGCAGTGCGCTCTAGTTTTAGTGCCGGTCTCTCCCGACTGTCACACCACTTATCTGGCAGGTGTCGCTTCAGTATGTAGCGAACAAGGAGCTCGAACGCTCCCCCGAGGACCGGAGTTTGGGGCCGGTCAGCACTCGAGCTCACGAGTAGTCTAGCACATATGGGCTACGGTTTCAATACGTTGTCAGGTTGAAAATCGGCCCATACCACAAAAAACAGGAGACATTAGGAGAAATTGCCCGCGCACTCACCTGCCTCCTCGTCGCCGGCCGGCGTCGTGTTCACGCGCACCAGCACCGGCCGCCCTGCGCGGACCGACTCCACCAGGTCAATGCGTGCAATCCGATCGTCGTGGCGCCGCACTTCCAAGTAGCGCCCGTCGTCGCTCAGCACACCCCAGTGCTTGCCCAGTGCCCGCAGTTCCACCGCCATCACTCCCCCGTCGCAGAGAATCGGTCGCGACCCACCGCTCTACAATCAGCGCCCTCGCACCGACGGCACACGCTCCACTGACTCGAGGATCGATAGGCCTTTCCAGCCGTAGCCCTTATCCCGCAGCAGCTGCGTGGCCTGGTCCTGTTGCTCCAGCAGTAACGCCAGGCGGTCCAGCATGCGTGGATCCCCGTTGCGTGCTTCGTCGACTGCGTTCATGGCCTGCTGCCGCCAGGCGTCCGCCTTCATTCCTCTTCATCCTCCGGCCGATCGTAGTGCGCAGGCTGCGGCTGATGCGCCTGCTGCCAGGCCATGAGGCCGCCCACCACCAGCAGCACGGCGCCAACGTAGGCCACCAGCGCCGCCCATCCGTACCACAGATACACGGCAGCACCCACGAGGCCCAACCCAACCAGCACCATCGTCTCCGCCCAGTCAACCTGTTGTGTCTTCACAGCTCCCTGATCCCCCTCTCCTCATAGACTGACTTGAGCGCCTCCGGGTCGTGTCGTGTCGCCCGGTCGATGCCCATGATCGTGGCCACTGCGCCGTCGATCTTCTCCCGGCTGCGCCGCTTGTCCGGTTTCATGTTATTCGACGGATCACGCGTGGCCACCAGGTTGTGCATGTTCCAGGTCAACACCGGATTGTTACCGTGCCGGATGCGCCCGGAGACGATCAACTTCTCGAGCTCCTTCATCGGCGCCGACATGGACTGGTAGCCTTGGCCAATTTGTACAGTGGCCATTCCAGCCTTCTCCAAATGCAGGTAGACTTCCGCCGCACCCCAGCGGTCGTAGCCGACTTCTTTGATGTCGAACGTCTGTGCGTCACGGTCGATTTGCTCATAGATGTACTCGTAGTCGATCACGGCGCCCGGGATGGCCGTGATATGCCCGTCTCTCACCCATTCACGCGCTCGTTGCGCCGGCGTGCCTCGATCGCATCCTCCGGCACCCAAAAGCGCGGCAGCACAATATAGCGAGGATCATCGTCGACAGGAGGAAATACCAGGACCCAAGCCGTGAGATCCAGTGTGTTCGATAGGTCCAGGGCACCATAACAGGTCCGCCCTGCGAGCTCACGTTCGTCGAACTCCTCCCCACAGGCACGCCATTTGTCAGGATGTATCCATAGCTCAGCAGCGTTGGTCCAGACGTTGAGATGTTTGGTGAGGAAGTGGGTAAGCGCCGAGCCAAGGGCACGCGCTTTACTGGCCTTGTCTCGCAGATCTGCGAGCTTGACGGAGACTCCCAGGTTGGGATTTGCCTTAGTCCAAGTGCTTTCATCCGTCCAGTCGTCCCCCTCGTCAAGTGTGAACACAACCCCAAACATTGCATCGTCGTGGATAATTCCATCCAGCACCTTGATCAGATACTCCCGCAGCCGGAAGCAGAACACGTCCTGATTGAAGCCTGCCGTCGTGATCCCGAAGAGCAGCGGCTGCCGGCGGCTGCCGGTCGCCGTCTCGAGCACGCCCCACACGTCGTCTGTGCGATGGGCATGCAGCTCGTCGACAATAGCCCCGTGCACGTTGAGGCCGTCCATCGTGTCAGCGTCGCGCCCCAAGGGCTCCACCTTGTTCGCCGTGTTACGGATATGTAGATTGTCACGGAAGCACGTCACCCTCTTGGCCAGCGCCTTCGACTTCTTGACCATGCGCGAGGCCTCGTCGAACACAATCTTGGCTTGCGCTCTTTTGGTCGCTGCCGAGTAAACTTCGGCGCCTGGCTCCCCGTCGCCAATCAGCAGGTAGAGCGCAATGCCGGCCGCCAGCGTGCTCTTGCCATTCTTGCGTGCCACCTCCAGGTAGGCGGTCCGGAAGCGCCGTGTGCCGTCGGCACGCTGCCAGCCAAACAAGATCCAGAGAATAGCCTGCTGCCAGGGCTCGAGCTCGACCACCTGGCCAGCCCACTCGCCTTTACTGTGGCGCAGGAAGCCAAAGAAGTCGATCACGTGCTGGGCAGCATCCACGTCAAAGCGCAGCCCCCGCTCGGCGCCGACGGCGAGGTCGTCGACGTGGCGCTGGCACGCCAGGCGCACCCACCTGCAGGCGACGACCCGCCCCGTTATCACGTTGTCAATGTACTCTTCCGCCGGGTGCTGCCGGCGCCTACTTCCGCCGCGCGAGGAACTCATCGAAGGGATCCTCGGTGGCCGCCTCCGGCACTTGAATGCGGCTGCGGCTCGCCGGCGTCATACCGAATTCAGCCAGCATCCGTTGCATCTGCATGATGCACTTGTTCACCACCGCCAGCGCCGGGTTGATGACCGGGTAACCGTTGGGAGTCAGCACAGTCAGGCCGTCCTTCGCCACCTCCGCCGTCGCCTGCTGGTAGCGGACCGCCACCTGGCAGTACACCGCTATAGCATCGGCGTCGGCCGAAGTAAGGAGGCCCATCGAACGCAGCTCCCGCGTAATACGCTTCCACTCCGACTGCTCCGCCGGCGTCAACCAGCTGGGCATCTTCGGCCTGCGCTGCCGCGGCGTCGGCTCCCGTTTGTTGATC